CAACAGGATCATCAAGCATACATACAAATCTTTACTGACTTCATAGCTGATCCTATGTTAGGCGGTAATGAGATGATGAAGAATGTAGTTCCTGTATTGCAAGCAGCTATTCGTGAACACATGTTTCTCCAATACAAAGAACAGATGGAAGGACTTGTACAGCTTGGTGCTCAAGAAGGTATGCAAGCTGGTGTTAATACTAATGATCCTGCTATTCTTAATCAAATTTCTATTAGTGCTGCTAAGAAAGTTCTTGTGGCTAATGAGCAAAGAGCCGCACAAATGGGTGGGGCAGAGAATGTTCAAGAACAAAGTTTGGCTATTGAAGCTGAACGGGTAGGTATTCAAAAGGATGAGCTACGTTTAAAAGCTTCGGAACAAGCAGCAGAGCTTGCACTTAAGAACCGTAAGCTTGATCTTGAAGAGATGGAGATTAGACAACAAGGTGTTAATGATGAAGTTAAAGCAGAAGAACGGAATGTAGATCGTCGTTTACGGGCTGCTAAAGATTCAGCTACTATTGCAAGCAAGGTAGAGACGAATAAAAATTCTGAAGATACTAAAATTGTTATTGAAACACTTCGCAATCTTCAAAAAGTAGCTGAAGAAGAAATGAAAGAAGCTGACATTACTGAAGAAAGATTAGGCATGATTGTCGATTCTCTTATTCGTGAGCAAGGATCTCCAGAAGATGTAGAGTTTTTTGAAGAGGGTGGTCCTGTTTTAGGAAATATTGAAGATGATGAGGTAGAAGTAAGAGGAATGAGAAGAGGACTATCTATGGTAAGTCCAACTGCAGGTGATCTAAAGAGAGATGCTACAGTAGCCGATGCTATGAGAGAAGAAGAAGATACAGAATCTTTAGTTAGAAAAAAATTAGATAAATATGAAGGAGTACGTTCATCAGAGTATAAAGATTCTAAAGGTAAAAGTACTTTAGCAAAAGGTCATTTAGTAACATCAGAAACTCCTAAGATTTTAGAGAATTTAGGGTATTCTTCAGATGAAGTTTCTAAAATTTTAGCAGGACAAATGGATATGTCTGCTGACAAAATAGAAGAATTATTCGACATAGATCTAAAAAATAAAACAGAACAGGCTAAAAAACTTATAAAAAATTACGATTCTTTAAGTCCTGATCTGCAGTCTGAATTAATACAATTAAACTACAGAGGAGACTTAGTACAAAGTCCTACTACTCGTAGATTAATTAATGAAGGTAAATTTAAGGAAGCAGCTGAAGAACTTCTAAACCATAAAGAGTATAAAGCGTTAAAAGCTCAAAATATAGATAATAGTATTACAAGGAGATTAGAAGCTGCAAGAGATGCTTTATTAAAAGAAGCAGATAAATAATGAATTGGCTTAAGAAGTATTGGACTTACCCCGCTATTATCTTATTGATGGTTGTATGCTCTCAAACTTTATCTAAAGCACAAGAATTTGTAGAACAATTTAAAATAGATCCGTCTTTGTTTGATGGGTATATCCAACAATCTATTCCTTGTGGGCCTACCGATAAAATTTTTAAATACCTCAAAGAGGTTTATGGCGAAGAAGCTAAATTTGTAAAATATTTAGAAAAAGCAGAAATCTTTATTAGTTTATTTGAAGACAAAAAAACCGAAAGCTGGACAATTCTAGTATCCCAAGCTAATGTAGGTTCTTGTGTTCTTGCACATGATGAAAATTTTTCTTTAAATAAAAGAGGTAAAATTGTTTACAGATCTAGATGATTTAATAGATGCTTTTGAAAGAGAGAAAAAATCTATTACAGCTGTACTTATTTCAGGTAACTGCGATAGCTTCGAACAATATCGTTGGTTAGTGGGAAAAGTAGACGGGTTGACAAAAGCCACAGACATTATTAAAAACTATGAAACGTCTGTGTTAGAAGATATGGAGAAGAATGACTGATGACTTTTCAACCTGCACTTGAAAAAGCAATTATGAACGATGAGTGGATTACTAACGGTGAAGTACCTGATCCTGAAGTATTACCTGATATTCCCGGTTACCATTTATTAATACGTCCTATGACTATTCGCCAAGAAACCAAAGGCGGTATTTTGCTGCCTGATAAATTTAAAGATGATATGCAATACCTTACAACGGTAGGGCGTGTTGTGAAGCTAGGAAAACTAGCGTATCTTGATAATACAAAATTTCCTGAAGGACCGTGGTGTTCTGCGGGAGAGTATGTGTGCTATGGTAGGCATAGTGGACAACGGTTTGTTTATAAAGGAATTAGATATATACTTATGTATGATGATCAGATCTTAATGAAGATTGAAGATCCAAAAGATGTTGATCCATCACATGAGCTTATTGCAGCGTAAAACGTAGAGTCGCATACTACGGAGAAAAGAATGGCTACTGAACAAAAGAATGAAAGCTCTGAGGAGTGGGCTGAAATAGATATTACTCCCTCTGAAGATAAAGAAGCAGATGTTGCTTTTGAGATTGAAGAAGAACCAGTTGAAGAAGTAGAAGCGGCCCCCGAAAAAGAAGAAGTGGTTGCTGTTACTGAAGAGACTGAAGAAGTAGAAAACTCTGAAAATAAACTTCCTGAATTAGAAGGAATAAGTACTAAGGGTGCTGAAAAAAGAATTAGGCAGTTAGTACGTCAGCGTAAAGAACGTGAAGAAGAGTTATCTGCAGCGCAAGAAAAGATTAAAGCTTTAGAGGAAGATGCTAAGTATAGTACTTATTCTCAAGTTTCAAGCGAAGAAGAAGCAGTAACGACAACTGAAAATTATTTAAACAATCAACTGTCTATGGCTGAACAAAACTTTAAATCAGCTTATGAAGCAGGTGATCAAGAAAAATTATTAGAAGCTCAGAAAGCTTTAACTAATACTCAAACCGAACTCCGTTTTTTAGAAGATAAGAAAAAAGATGTAGAGACACGGAAAGCTGTATTAGCTTATGAAGCTGAAGAAGCTCCTAAGAAAGCTCCTAAAACTCCAGTAAATGTTAAAGCTAAGAACTGGGCGTCTAGGAATGAATGGTTTGGTCAGGATAAAATAGCAACAGCAACTGCTTTAGCTATTGATGCTGAGTTAAAAGAGAATGGCTACGATCCATCATCTGATGATTTCTTTGAGATGATTGATCAAAGGATTCGGGAAGAACTTCCTCACAAGTTTAAGGAAGCTGAATCTGCACCAGAATCGGAAGAGGCTACTCCGAAAAAGCCTCGTCAAACGGTAGCAGGACAATCGCGCAGTTCTGCCTCTGCTAAGAAAGTAAAACTTAATCAAGAAGATATTAGGCTTGCTAAAAAGTGGGGAATACCGATTGAGAAATATGCCGCCAACAAAGCCCAAATGGAAAAGGCTGATGGCGACTATACTACTATTACATAGTATTGTAGCGCGGATAGGAGAGACTTAATGTCTGAAGAAAATACTGGGAATACTGAAGTGGAACTTGATACTCGTAAAAGTCGAGAGTCAAATGATCGGGAAGAAAAGACACGAGCAGCTTTAGAAGCAATCAATAATGATGATTGGCTTCACCTGCCATCAGCGGTGAGTAACCGTTTTGCTAATGAAGGTTATGTACTTGGTTGGATAAGAATTTCTTTGAAGGGCAATACTGATTATCAAAGCATTGGGTTAAAACAACGTGAAGGTTGGGAGTTTGTAAGTGAAAAGGAAGCCCCTGAAATGGCGTTAGGCTTTAGAGTTGCTTCCGAAGGTAGCTTAGAAGGTGCGATTATTCGAGGAGATGTGGCCCTCGCTAAAAGACCCGTCGAGATACAAGACGCTGTTGACACGAAGAATAGACAGAAAACCAAAACTATGGAAGATGCTATTAATCGCCGTCTAATGGAAAGTAGTGACTCTCGCGCACCTATATATAATACCAGTAAGTCAAGAGTCACGAAGGGGCGAAGTCCCTCTTTTGATTCTTAATGCTTCTCTATTACGGAGGAAATGATATGGGTGGTTTAACACCTTCTCGTATGAATGGAAGCGGCTACAATACTAGCGGTAACTCCCGCTATCGAATTAAGAATACCTATGGCACTTCCATTTTTATGGGTGACTTGGTAAGGATTTCTGCAGGAACTGTTGTTGAAGCGTCAGCTACTTCAAAAGATAATGCGGGTGCGTTTTTAGGTTGCTACTATGTAGACCCTACCACGAAACGTCCTACATGGTCGAAGTACTGGCCCGCTAGCACTAGCTCTGCAGATTCAACTCCATATGCTTTTGTGGTTGATGATCCTAACTGTGTATTTGAAATTGAAGCCAATTCATCAGTTACGACTGCAGATATTATGTCTGCACAATATGATGTTTCTGTTGGGTCAGGAAGTACCCTCACAGGAATGTCTGGTATGAGACTCGACGTAGGCGCAGAGGCAACCACAGGACAATTACGTATTGTTGGTATTGTTGATACTGTTGGTAACGCCACTGCCGCAAATCCCAAGGTACTAGTCAAAATCGTTGAGAATATCAACGCTTATGTGACTACACCACCAAGCTGATAGAGGGAGATTAACTCATGGCTATTAATCGCGCTAGTATTGCGAAACAGCTACTTCCCGGCCTAAACGCTATCTTTGGCTTGGAATATGGCTCAATTGATGATGAGAGTAAAGTACTCTTTGATACTGAGCAGTCTGATCGTGCTTTTGAAGAAGAAGTACTGATGACTGGATTTGGTGAAGCACCTGTTAAAAGTGAAGGCGGTGCTGTGGAATATGATTCGGCCTCAGAAATGTGGACGGCTCGTTACACGGCAGAAACCATTGCTTTGGCATTTGCTGTTACTGAAGAAGCAATGGAAGATAACTTGTATGATACGTTTGCTAAAATTCGTGCAAAGGCTCTAGCTCGCGCTATGGCTTCCACGAAGCAAGCTAAAGCTGCAAGTGTCTTTAACAACGGCTTCACTGCTGGTGCTTATGCTGGTGGTGACGGTGTTGCTTTCTTCTCTGACTCGCACCCTGTTGCCGGAAGTGGCGCAGCAGGTTCTGCAAGCAGGGATAACACTGCTGCTAACACGGCGTTGTCAGAAGCAGCTATTGAGTCTGCGGTTACCCAAATTAATAAATTGGAAGATGATCGTGGTATCTTAATAGGTGCTCGTCCTATGTCTTTACATGTTCCACCTGATCTTCAGTTTACTGCTGATCAAATCTTGAACAGCCCAATGTCCACAACTATTGGTGTTAATCCAACGACAGCGGGTAATGGTGCAACTAATGTGAATGACATTAACGCTATTAAAGGAATTATGCCTAAAGGTTACATGGTTAACCATAGGTTTAGTTCTGCAACGGCGTATTTCATCAGGACTGACGTACCCAATGGCACGAAACATTTTGTTCGTATGCCTTTGGCTACTAAGATGGACCCTGACTTTGATACTGGTAACATGCGCTTTAAAGCTCGTGAACGGTATTCTTTCGGGTTCTCTGATTGGCGTTCTTATTACGGCAACCAAGGTGCGTAAGTAATACTTAATAATATTACGCATTGTTAACTTACAGGGGGAGGGACCAAAATATTCCTCCCCCTTTTCTTTTTAACATTTATTCCGTACAATAAGAGTGTAGAAAATAACAGGAGATTTTTTCGATGAGCACAGATATTCAAGCAGTTTATGTAAGCGCAACAACAACTGCTGTTGACCATCCTACTAGATTGCGTGGGTGTTCTTGGGCTAATTTTACAAATGCTACTAAAGAGATTACGTTTAAAGATGCAGGGACTGAAAAGTTTAAACTAGTTCTTCCTACAGGAGGAAATTCAGACTTATACTTAACGGATGATGGTATTAGGTTTAAGACTAGCCTACACGTTACTGTTCCTACAAGTTGTGCTGCTACTATCTTTGTAGGTTAAGCATGGCTAGTTTTTTATCAAAGGTAAAAAATAAAGCTCGTAATAGAAAGGTTAATTTTTCTTCTAAATCTGCTACAGATGCAGAGAAGAATAAGACTAAGCAATATTTGCAAAGTTATAATAATGCTTCTGATCAAGTAGAAAAAAGATTAGGAATAAATTTACCTAAGATTGATAATATAGATGAGTATTCCTCTTCAATAGCAAATATTACAAATGTTTTACCTGAGAACCAATTAGCCGATTTGGACTTAGGAATAGGAATAAATCAACAAAGTTTAAATATAGCTCCTAAAGATAAAACTTATGTTGATAATGTAACAATCAAACGCTTTAAATCTGGCCCTACTCAACTTTCAGCGCAAAAAACTTTGTATAGCGATGATGATGCAAATATTAAAATAGGGGGTAGAGTTAATACCCAAGGAGATTTTAATGCAGGTTTACAGGCTTCTTTAAAATTTAAAGAGGGTGGTTCTGTAAAAAGAAAGAAGAATAAAATGCAAAAGAAACCCCGTGGATGGGGATGTGCTAAGATGTCAACAAGAGGAAGATAATGAAAAATTTTCATGTAAACTATTGTCCCATTTGTTATATGTGCGGTATTACTAAATACATATGGGATATGACGGTTAAATGTTATAACGCTGTAAAAGTAATTATTTGTAAATAGAGTAATGGCAATAAGAAGAAGAAGTACCGGAATGAAGGGAATGACTATAAGAGGTGGTCATAAACGCCCTACTAAATCTGGTGCTGGTTTAACTAAAAAAGGCGTAGCAAAATATCGTAGACAGAACCCCGGTTCAAAGTTAAAAACTGCGGTAACTGAAAAGAAGCCTAAAGGTAAACGAGCAACAAGACGTAAATCATACTGTGCTAGATCTGCGGGACAAATGAAAAAGTTTCCAAAGGCTGCTAAAAATCCTAACAGTAGATTAAGACAAGCAAGAAAAAGGTGGAGGTGTTAATGCCCCAAGGTAAAGGTACATACGGATCACAGCGGGGAAGACCTCGCAAAAAACTAAATATTAAAAAGGCTATTAAAAAGCCGGGTGCATTACGTGCATCATTAGGTATTAAAAAGGGAAAAACAATTCCTGCTTCTAAACTTAATAAAGCTGCTAAAGCTCCGGGCAAGTTAGGACAACGTGCAAGGTTTGCTAAGACTTTAAAGAAGTTAAGGCCCAAAAGAAAAGCATAGTAATGGCGGTTGCTACTAAACGTGACCCTGCTAAATGGGCTAGAGCTAAAGCTAGAGCCAAGGCTAAGATGGGTGGCAAACACTCAGCCAGAGCTATGCAACTAGCAACTAAGTATTATAAAGATGCTGGTGGTGGGTATGTTGGTAAAAAGAAAAAAAGTAATAAGCTATCAAAGTGGACAAAGCAGAAATGGACAACCAAATCAGGAAAGCCCAGCGGCAAGACAGGAGAACGGTATCTTCCCAAAAAGGCAATAAAAGCATTGTCATCAAAGGAATATGCAGCGACCACCAAAGCAAAGAGAAAAGGGACTGCTGCAGGGAAGCAGTTCGTGAAGCAGCCAAAAAGAATAGCTAAGAAAACAAAAAGGTATAGGACATAATGGCAGTCTCAACTCTACAGGATTTTAATCTTGATATTGATCAGATTATTTTTGATGCCTTTGAAAGAATAGGCGGTCCTCCTATTACAGGTGAAGAAGCACAATCTGCTAGGAGAACTTTAAATTTAATTCTTTCTGATTGGCAGAATAGAGGTATTCTTTTATGGACTACCGAATTAACAGTAACCACACTTGTTACAACTACAGGAACATACGAGTTAAGTTCTAATATTGTAGATGTATTACAAACTGTAATTAGGACGAGTACAGGATCTAATCAAACAGACTTAGAAATAAACCGTATTCCTATTGAAGAGTATCAACAAATTCCTAATAAATCTACTAAAGGAAGACCTGTTCAATATTCAGTACATAGACAAAGAGATAATGTATCTTTGTATGTCTGGCCTAAGCCTAATGCGACTAACTATACAGCAAGACTGTGGGTAGCAAGACGTTTCTTTAATTTTGAAAACAGTACAGATACTCCAGATGTTCCTTATAGATTTTTACCTTGTCTAATTACTGGACTAGCTTATCACATGGGCATGAAAAGGCCGGGAGTAAGTATAGATAGAGTAGGTATACTTAAAGGGCAATATGATCAAGAGTTAAATAACGCTCTTGAAGAAGATCGTCAAAGGTCAGATTTAGAACTTAAACCAAGATTAGGGTATATATAAAATGGCTAAAGAAGCATACTTTATTTCCGATAGATCAGGTTTTAGATTTCGCTACTCTGAACGGGTTAAAGAACCCGGTACAGGTTATATTGTAGGTCCAAACGAATCGGATGGAGAGTACAACTTAGTAACAAGTCCTCTTAATAAAGCTCCTAAGATTACTTCTCGTAGACCTTTACGTGATGCTCGTCCCCCTAACGATGAGCAAATTACTTCGTCTTTAACTAATATCAATACTACAAGGGCAGCACTAGGTTTACCAGAGATTGAGGGCAATGATGGTTGGGTTCCTAGCGATACTATAGTAACATAATAATTAAAGACTAATCGGAGAAAATAATGGCTATTACTTCTGGCATACTAAAAACTTTTAAAGCGCAAGTCATGTTAGCAGAACATGATCTAAATACTAACACACTTAAAATTGGGCTAGTTTCGTCTGGAGCTTCATGTTCTCCTGCAACTGGACCTTTTACTTACACAAGCTTAGTATCTCATGGTGGTGAGCTAGCAAATGGAAATGGTTACTCGACAGGAGGTACAACATTAGCAGACGTAACTGTAACAAATGAAGGTACTTCTGGTGTAGTAGATTTTTCTAATGTTACTTTAACGGATGCAACTTTTACAGCAAGAGGGGCTTTCATTTATAATGATAGTCATTCTACTAAATCAATGATTGCTTACTATGATTTCGGCGCAGATAAGTCTGCATCTGCGGGTAATTTTGTAATGACAATTCCTTCAGCAACAAGTGCAGCAGCTATCATACGCCTTAACTAATTATTACTTTACAGGAGGTGATGAATGGCCTTTGTGATTAAAGACCGTGTAAAAGAAACTACCACAACTACAGGAACGGGAACACTAAGTCTTGCTGGGGCTGAAACTGGTTTTCAATCTTTTTCTGTTATTGGAGATGGGAATACTACATTTTATGGTATTTCTTCTTTAGGCTCTTCTGAATGGGAAGTAGGTATAGGTACTTACTCTTCTAGTGGAGGAACTTTAGCTCGTACTACTGTCTTATCTTCTTCTAATAGCGGGTCAGCCGTTAATCTTTCCGCTGGTACAAAAACAGTTTTTGTTACCCAACCTTCTGAAAAAGCAGTCTATGTAAGTGCTTCTCCGGCATTTGTGGCTGTTTCTGCTACTACAATAACAGGAGCTACAGGAGACTTTACCACATCTGTTTCTGCTACAGCTTTGAAAGGTGCAGGTCTTACTCTTACTGGCCCTGTTAGCGGAACAAGTGCAACATTCACAGGAATAGTATCTGCTAGTAGTTTTGCTGGTGCTATAACTGCAGGGGCTGTTTCTGCTACAAGTTTAGTTGTAAGCGGTAATTCTACTTTTGAAGGAGATATAATAAAATCAACAGCAGGTACATCTAACTTTGCTGCAGGTGTTAATGCAGGTAACTCAATAGAATCAGGTGGTAACTACAACGTCGCAGTGGGCGATGAAGCTGGCACGGCTATCACGACAGGCGATG